ATCTTGGTACGAATGTCCGTCAGATGGGCCGCGGCGACTTCGCGCGCTTCGGCGCACGGGCGATCGCGGTCCTCGGCCAACCGCAGCAGCGCGCGGATCTCGTCCAGCGTGAAGCCCAGTTCACGCGCGCGCCGCACAAAGCCGAGGCGCATGAGATGGCCATGACCGTAGAGCCGGTGACCGCCGTCGCTGCGCGCAGGCGTGGGTAGCAGGCCTATTTTCTCATAGTAGCGGATGGTCTCGATGTTGCACCCGGTACGCCGCGACAGCATCCCGATTGGAAGCCGGGGCGCTGTGTCCTGCAGATTTTTCCGATCCATGATGAAATACCTCTTGAACCTGTAGCCGCTACAGATCCTATCTAGGGTCAACAACGTGATTCGGAGAACAGAAAATGACTCAACCTGAAACGGCTTCCAAACGAGGTACGTGGGTTGCGATTGCCGCAGGAAGTCTCGGCGCGATTGGCGCAGCCTCGTGTTGCATCGTCCCGCTGGTGCTCTTCACACTGGGCGTCAGTGGCGCATGGATCGGCAACCTGACCGCGCTCGCCCCCTATCAGCCCATCTTCCTGGCGATCGCCATCGCCTTTCTGGCGGCCGGGTTCTGGCGGATCTATCGTCGACCACAGGCGGTCTGCGCCGAGGGCGAATGCGGCACGCCTTCCTCCAACCGCCTGGCAAAGACGGCCTTGTGGCTTGCAACGGCGCTCATCGGGCTTGCCGTCCTCTTCCCCTATCTCGCCCCCCTTTTCCTCGAAGTTTGAACAAGGAGACCATGATGAAGAAGCTTACTCTGCTCGCGGCCGCGGCTGTGCTGTTCGCATCCGGCCCGGCCTTTGCCGCAATCCGGACCGTCACCCTGGCCGTCGAGAACATGACTTGCGTGACCTGCGGCCCCGTAGTCAAAAAGAGCCTGTCGCGCGTACCCGGCGTGACCGCCGTCGAAGTGTCAGCCGAAGCGCATACCGCGACCGTCACCTATGACGACGCCAAGGCCAGCACCAAGGCGTTGATCGCGGCGACCACCAACGCCGGCTACCCTTCGCAAGTCCGCAAGTGAAAGCCGGATCATGAGTGATTGCTGCAATCCGGTCGATCGCCCTCAGGGCAAGACGTACGATCTTATCGTCGTGGGCGGCGGATCGGCTGGTTTCTCGGCCGCGATCACCGCAGCGGAGCAAGGAGCCCAGGTCACCGTTGTCGGTGCGGGCACCATCGGTGGAACCTGCGTCAATGTCGGCTGCGTTCCTTCCAAGGCGCTGATCCGCGCGGTCGAGAGCATCCACCACGCCAATGCCGCGCCGATGCGGTTCAAGGGTGTCGAGGCCCAGGCACGAACGGCCGATTGGGGCCAGATGATCGCAGAAAAGGACGCACTCGTCTCGAGCCTTCGCCAGGCGAAATATGCGGACCTCCTGCCTCTCTACAATAATGTCGCCTACCATGAAGGCACGGCGCGGCTCGTCGATAATGGCGTCGAGGTCGGTGGAAGGAGGTTCATCGCTGACCGGATCGTGATTGCGACAGGTACTCGTCCGGCTGCACCGGCTATCCCCGGTCTTCCGGATGTCGATGCGCTTGACAGCACGACCGCGCTCGACCTGACCGAATTGCCGAAATCGATGATCGTCCTCGGAGGCGGCTATATCGGTGTGGAACTCGCTCAGATGTTCTCGCGCGCCGGTGTCGACGTGACGCTTGTTTGCCGTAGCCGTCTTCTCCCTGAGATGGAGCCGGAGATCGGCGCCGCGCTGACCGACTATCTTTCGAGCGAAGGCATCACGGTCTTGGGCAACCTCGCCTATCAGTCGGTCCACAAGACGGCGGAAGGGGGCGCTGCGCTCACCGTCCTGCGCGACGGGGTCGCCGAAATCATCGTCGCGGAGCGCCTTCTCCTGGCGACCGGGCGCGCCCCGAATGTTGAGGACCTCGGTCTCATCGAGGCGGGGGTGAAGCAGACGCTCAGCGGTGCCATCATTGTCGATGACCATATGCGAACCTCTGTGCGCGGCGTCTATGCCGCCGGCGACGTGACGGGCCGAGACCAGTTCGTCTATATGGCGGCCTATGGCGCAAAGATCGCTGCCAAAAACGCCTTGAACGGCGACAGTCTGAGGTACGACAATTCGGCCATGCCGTCCGTCGTATTCAGCGATCCGCAGGTAGCCAGTGTCGGCTTCACCGAAGCACAGGCTATCGCGGCCGGATATGCAGCGCGAACGTCGACGCTCCCGCTCGAGAATGTCCCGCGCGCATTGGCGGCCCGCGACACGCGTGGCCTGATCAAGCTGGTTGCGGATGGCCGGACCCGCAAACTGCTGGGCGCGCACATCCTGGCACCGGAAGGTGCGGACAGTATCCAGACCGCCGCCATGGCGCTCCGCTGCGGTCTCACGATCGACGATCTGGTGGAGACGATCTTCCCCTATCTGACCACGGTCGAAGGCCTGAAGCTGGCGGCGCAGGCATTCGACCGGGATGTGAATAGACTGTCCTGCTGTGCGGGCTAAGTTCGCTCAGTCGCGTCGCTGCGGTGAGATGACATGAGTAGCCCGCGCTGTTCCGATCCCGGCAGCGGCGCCAGGGATTGGTCGGGTAGCTGGCGAACCGGCGTCACGCTTTGCGGCTTTGCTGGCCTGTGGTGGGGCAGCGAACGGGCTTGGGGCATGTTCTCGCGTTCTAGGGATATTGGTGCTTAGGTTTCGCGCGAGATTGGACGCCCGTCCACTGCCATAGGGGCCTATTTGCAAACGACTGGTTTTGGGCCACGCATCGCTGGCTGTGAATGGCCGGGGTTCGGCGCAAAGTGGACGATGTTTCCTACCCAAACACCGCCGCTTCCTGCTCGGCCCACGGCAGTTCGGCGGCTGCCGTCATGTCCTTGATCGACACGGCCGGGGCCATGCGCCCGACCAGCAGCTTGTCCAGCACGGCCGGGGCGAGATAGGCCAGCCGCAGCATGCGCCCGACATAGCGGTCCGAGATGCCCTCGGCCTGCGCGATGTCTTGTATCGTCGCCGCTTCCCCGCTCTCGAGCTTGCGCCGCCAGCTCCACGCCTTGGCGACCGCCTTCATGACGTGCGGGTCCACCCCGCCGCTGGTTTCCGGTGCGAGGACGGCCGGCGGCATGATCTTCGGTCGCCCGTTGCGCTTGCGGATGGTGAGCGGGATGAACACCCGCATGGTAGTCGGTGCGCTCATGCGGCCAACTCCTGTTTGGGCGTGACCATTTCGCGGACGATCGATCCGAGCCCCTCGGTGCGCAGGTCAACGGCGAGGCCATCGGCGCTGACCGTGACCCGCTCGATGAGCAGCCGGGCGATGCGCGCCTGCTCGGCCGGGAATAGTGACTCCCAGAGGCCATCGAACCCCGACAACGCGGTGACCACATCGCCTTCGGCCATGTCGGGATCAGAGCGCCGCGCAGCCTCCACCGCCCGGGCCACAACCTCCGGGGTGCGCAGCAACGCCCGGATGTGCTGGACCACGGCATTCTCCACCATGCCCGCGTTGAGCCGAACATAGCCGTCACGGCCTTCACCGGCACGGTTCCGGATAGCATCCATCGACGTGTAGTAGCGGTAAAGGCGGCTGCCCTTCTTGGTCATGGTCGGCGTCATGGCGACGCCGCTTGTCGTGAAGATTAGCCCCTTCAGCATCGCCGGGGTCTTGGCCCGGGTGTTGGCTGCGCGCTGGCGCGGGCTCTCTTGCAATATGGCATGAACCGCATCCCAGAGCTGCTGGTCGATGATACCTTGATGTTCGCCGGGATAGCTCGTGCCCTTGTGGACCGCCTCGCCGAGATAAAGCCGGTTGCGGAACAGCTTGTAGAGGAACCCTTTGTCGATCGGCTTGCCGCGCTTGCTACGCACATCATTGGCGACCAGTTCACGGGTCAGCAGCGTGGCCGAGCCCAGCTCGGTGAACCGCTGAAACACGGCCCGAACCTGAGCGGCTTCGGCCTCGTTGACGACCAGCTTGCGATCGATGACGTCGTAACCCCAAGGTACGAATCCACCCATCCACATCCCCTTGGCGCGGCTGGCAGCGAACTTGTCGCGGATGCGCTCCCCGGTGACCTCGCGTTCGAACTGGGCGAACGACAGCAGGATGTTCAGCGTCAGCCGGCCCATCGAGGTAGTGGTGTTGAACGCTTGCGTCACCGACACGAAGGTCACGTTGTTGCGGTCGAAGGCCTCGACCAGCTTGGCAAAGTCCATCAGCGAGCGCGACAGGCGATCAATCTTGTAGACGACGATGACGTCGACGAGCCCCGCCTCTACGTCTTCCAGCAGGGCCTTGAGGCCGGGCCGTTCGAGCGACCCGCCTGAATATCCGCCGTCGTCGTAGCGTTCGCGCATGCAGACCCAGCCCTCGGCGCGCTGGCTGGCGATATAGGCCTCGCAGGATTCCCGTTGGGCATCGAGGCTGTTGAACTCCATGTCCAACCCTTCCTCGCTGGATTTGCGGGTATAGACGGCGCAGCGCAGACGGCGCGGTGTTGCTGTCTCCTTCATGCTGCACCCCTCTTGTTTTCGCGCAGGCCAAAGAAGCGGTAGCCGTTCCACTGCGTTCCGGTGATGTCGCGGGCGATGGCCGACAGGGACTTGTAGCGGCGGCCCTGCCAGTCGAAACCGCCCTGAAGGACCGTGATGACATGCTCCACGTCGTTCCATTCGCGCACCAGCCGGGTGCCGATGACCGGGTTGCGGGGGTCGCTGATTACCGTGCTCCGGACCTTCTTGCCTTCGACCTCGTCGGCCAGCGCATCCAGCAGCCGGCCAACAGGCTTCGGCAGACCGCCATAGGTCAGTTCCTGGATCCGATAGGCCAGTCGCTGCTCAAGGAAAGTCCGGCTGTTATTAGGCGGCGTTGATCCCATCAGCGTCTGCCATTCGGCCTTCAGCTCATTGACCGTCATAGCCTTGAGGCCTGCCAGCCTCGCCAGCACCGGCCCGTCGTGTTGGTGTTGCATTATCGTCCTCCATTGCGGGCCTTGTGCCCAGGACGACTGACGCTCTTGCTGGCCGGGATAGCGAGCGAACTATCTCCGCTGGCAGCAGATATAGAACTGGACTGTTCGCGCATGCGCTGAATGCCCGCTGCCAGAATGCGCCCCAACTCGGCGAGCCGAGCCTCGGCGCTCATCTGGTCCGGATTGATGCCGCTGGTTCTGGTCATGCGGCGCTCCGGTGCGCTTGTCCGAAGACCGCCGTGGTGATTGCAAGGCGGTTCCAGTAGTAGCGCAGCTGGCAATTGGCATCGTACTTGGAGAAGCCGAAGTTCATCGGCGACACCGAGGCACCGGCACGGCGCAAGCAGTTGAGCTGCTTGGTGGACGCGGGCTCCTTGAGCCAGCGCTTGCTCTTGGCGGCAGCCAGACTGTTTTCGGCCGAACGGAGAAAATCATCGGCCTCGGCCAGAGCCTGCACCTTGGTCCCGATGGCGATCTTGCGCGGAGCCCCGGCCTTGGGTCCGCCCAGCGCGTGCCAGAGAGTGCCGTCGTGAAACACGCCCGCCCAGGCGTCAAAGCCGCTGGCGATCAGCGACGATCCGTCCCCGCTGACATCACACCATTGGAAGGGCGACTGGTTCAGTAGGTCGATCTCCAGCAGTTCGAAGTCGGTCAGGACGCGCTTCTCGCCGACCTGGCGGGTGAAGACATGGCCGCAAAACGGGCATTCACCGGTCCCGAGCGGGATCTCGGCTTCACAGTCCGGGCAGGTTTTATAGGGCGCCGCGCTGGGATCCGAGTCCTCGTCGTCGAGCGAGATTTCCTGCTCGAGGCAGCCATGGCGAATGGCTGCGCCCGCGAAGTCAAGAATGACACAGTCGGTCTTGATGATGCCGGGATAACGTAGGGGATCAACCTTGCGCAGCCCACGACCCACCGCCTGAATGAAGGTGCCCTTGTGAAGCATCGGGCGCAGGATGCCGATGCAGGCCACCGGCTGGCTGTCGAAGCCTTCGGTGAGCACCATGCAGTTGGTGAGGACCTGGACGTCGCCCCGGTCGAAGCGGGCTATGAGATCCGCACGGTCGGCACCTGCCATTTCCCCGGAAATCGTCTCGGCCGTCACCCCGGCGGACCGGAAGGCAGCAGCCACAGCATCTGCATGGTCGACGGTCGAGCAGAAGAATATGGTCCGGCGGTCGCCGGCCTTTTCTTTCCAGTGCCGCACGACCGCATCATTGAGGACCGCCCGGTTCAAGACCTTGTCCGCCTGGCGCATGTCGAAGTCACCAGCGGTTGCGTCGATGCCGGCGAGCTCATCGCCCACCCCGAGATCCATCGTATAGGTCCGGGGCGGCACGAGAATTCCCCGGGCAATCAGGGTGCCGATCTTCAGCTGATAACCGATGTTGCTGAAGGTCTGCCGCAGGGAGCGGCCATCCCCCCGGCTAGGGGTCGCAGACAGCCCGAGGATCTTTACCTTCGGATTGATGCGGCGGACATCAGCGACGATGTCCATGTAGCCGGTCGCAGCCGCGCGGTGGCACTCGTCGATGACGAGATGGGAGATGTGGCCGATGTCAGCCCGGCGATTGGCACGAGCCAGGGTCTGGACGCTGCCGAACACCAGCTTTCCGGTCCAGTCGTTCTGCGACGCCTTGACGATCGAGGAACGCAGTCCCGTGATACCGCTGATCGCGGCGAGGTTCTGCTGGACCAATTCATCCGTATGCTGGAGCATCAGAATGCGGGCGTTGCTTTGCGCTTCCGCCTCCTCGCCGATGTAGAACCCGGCCACGGCCGTCTTGCCGGCCCCGGTCGGAAGCATGAGGATCGTGTTGCCGTGGGCAGCCGTCTTCGCTCGGGCGGCATCGACTGCCGCCCGCTGGTAGTCCCGAGGGATCATGGTGGTGCCTTTCGCTTACTGGGCCCAGAACGGCGCGCCGCCGTTCGTGGGAGCCATGGCCGGTGCGCTGGCAGTGGGCGTGTATGCGCCGGGCGTGGTGCCCATCAGGGCGGCGTATTCAGGATGCTGGGGGCCGATAGCTGCGACGACGACGTTGCGCCCCTGATCGCTGGGATCATTCTTGTCGCGCTCGATCCCGAGCTTGGCGATGAAGGTCAGGCCGCTCATATCGCCGAAGCTGCGGATCGTGCGCTTTGCCCGGGCCTGGTCCGAGGTGTCATCGGCGCGGACGCCATGAGCGGACTCAAGGATGCCGCGCAGCAGGGCCCGCCCGCGGTTCGCATAGGTATCCTCCGCCCCGGTATCGGCGTTGCGGCCACGGAAACCGATGCGCGTGTAGATACGGCGGCGTGCGTGCGGGCCTTCTTCGATCACGCCCTCGGTGTTGAGATAGAGGGCAGAGCTGCTCTTGCTCTGGGTGAGCCAGCCTTCGGGGCCAGCGCCACCGGGGCGAATGGTCATGTGAAGGCGGACCAGCGTGTTGGCGGGAATAAGTGCGAAGGCCGAGTCCTGGGTGTCGGCGGTGTTGAAATCCATATTGGTCATGGTGTCAGGCTCCGGGCTGCGTGTTGTCGGAATTGGTGGGAAGATCGAAGTCGAGGCGGGCCGCCGGCGGCGCGGAGAGCGGGCCACGGATCTTGTCCATCAGGCGCCCCAGGTGGGCGGGTTCGATGCTGGTGAGACGACCGGACCGGTCCTTTGCGGGGAACCCGAACTCATTGAGCGTCGTGCAGACGAAGGCGCGGTATGGAGCCCCTTCGGCCGGACGAATGTCGGCAAGGGTCACGATCTCATCGACGATGCCGGGGAGTTCGAGGCCGGTCTTGCTGCCCTCGATCTGCAAGGAGAAGAACGGGCGGTTAAAGTCGTCCAGCCGCTTGTCGAGCAGCCCGACCAGCCACACATTCTTGTCCGGGGTGTGCTGCAGATGGGTCAGCCAGCCGATCATCTCCTGACCGAGCAGGCCGTAGGCACCGCGCATGTCGGCCTTGCCGCTGCGGTCCGACATTGCCTGCGGCTGGCCCTTCGCCCACTGCAGGCAAAGGCGCGACGCCACGGTGATCGAGTCCACGAAGATCGTGTCGTACTTTTCGAGGATGTTCGGCGGGCCGAAGGCATTGCACACCCGCGCGTAGTCGGCGCGGCTGTAGCTCTGGTCGTCGCGCATCGCCGGATTGGGGCCCCCGATCCAGCAGGCCAGGTCGCGTGCGCGGTCCCAGTCGCGGATGCGGATTTCGTCGCCCGGCCACCCCTGGACGGCGAGTTCGCCCGCCTCAAGGTTCAGGAAAAGCGTCTTGTCCGGGTTGAGGGTCCAGAGCTGCGAGGTCTTGCCGATACCGGAGGTGCCCGTAAGCACCCCCTTGATACCGCGACGTTCCTTGAGCCGTTGGTCGGCCGTGATGATCTGCAGCGGGCCGCTGTTGAACGGGGCGCTCACTTGCCGCTCTCCAGTTCGCGCAGCGCAGCAGCGACCGCATTGTCGTAGCCGTGTGCCCCCTGACGCCGCGCAAGCTTGATGATCTCGTTCAGCGCGGCAGAAACACGGTTGAGAGCGGAAGCCTGGCGCGCCACCGCAACTTCCGCGAAAGCCACTTCGTCAAGCGTGGCCTCCTCGGTCGGGACATAGGCTGCGGGGTCATCGCCCACCGCAGGCACGTTCAGGATATCAGGCACATCGTGAAGCCACATGGACTTGCGAAGGCGCTTGAGAGGCGAAGTCGTAATCATTTCGAGGGTCTCCCCGTTTCGTCGAAGGGACCAGGGTTCGTCAGGCAAACATCTGCCGGGCCCGACGCCGCCCTGGAGCACGCGGTCGGGTTGTTCCCCACTGGGGGTGTTCTATTCGCCCGAAGGCCCGGCATGATTTGGCGAGGTTTCGAGCGGCGGTGCCGTCGTCCTCTGCTGGTCATCTACCGGCGGCGATTCCGAACTGTCGGGATCAGGCCGAGATATTCCGCGAGCCCCCAGCCCTCGGCGGCCCGGCGGATTTGCTCCTTGCGCTCGTAAATGGTTGACCGGTGCAGACCTGCCTCGCGCGCGGCTTCGCAGACGTTGTCAGCGGCGAGGATCGAGACGTAGCGCTGCAACACAGGCGGAAGGTCGCCGATGAAGCGCGCGACATCGCGGGCCAGGCCGATCTTCAATTCGTCGAGGGCACAGGGATTTTCGAGGTCGTCCAGCTTGTCGATCAGGCTGGCTCCGTCCTCTTCGTCGTCATTGGCGACAACGAAGTCGAGGGAGATGGTGATGCGTTCGGCGCGCAGCTTGTGGGTCGATGCGGTGAGGCTGGCCACCCGGTTGGTGACAACGCGGTCAGCGAAGGTGTCGAAGGATGCGCGCTCGGGGTCGAACCGGCCCTTCCGCCTGAGAAGATCGAGCATCAGTTCTTGCTCAATATCCTCTTTGTCCATGCCGGGCAGCGCACCGCTGCGCGCCAGCTTGGCGGCTTGATACTTGATGTTACGGATTACGCGGGGGGAGATGCCGCCATAGCGGTTGTTGAGCTCCATTAGGGTTCGCCTTGATCTGCGGACCAGCTCGGGGGCTGGAATGCAGGTCACCGGCGAATTTTCGTTCAGGCGGGGTCGGAGCCCGGATCGGCAAAGAAAAGCCGCCGGGGATCAGCGGATTCCGGCGACTTTGGCCTCAGAAAAAAATCGAAAAAACTTCAGTCGTCTTCAGCGAATATTCGCTGACTGCCTAACTGCTTTGCAGTCACAGGGCGGTTGTCACGGATGGTGAAAGCCGTCCGGTAGTCAGAGCCCTCAGAAGGTATAGGTTCTTCGGCTATACCGAATGCTGCCTGGAGACAGTCGGAGAGCAATTGCTTTTGCTTTTGGTAACCTCGGACTCCCCTCGGAGCCTTTACGGGAAGGCTGCCCCCGCCGACGGCGAACGCCAAAAGGAAGCCCCATTGTCTGTTGGCCCTACCGGTTCGGCGGTCCATCATGCCCATGTGGGCGGGCTCGAACTTTCTGGCGGGGGTATTCCCATAGCTCACGTTGATGTGCTCATTTGAGATAAACGTGATGGTAATATCGCCCCAACGCGTTCCCGGCGGGAAAGCCAGCGCAAGACCATTACCAGTGGCCGTTTGCAGAGATTGTGTGACCTTCGCCTCAAGCTGCCCCAACAGCGTAGACAAGACCGCGGACGCATGGACCGTACCTTGATCGTCCACGAGCAAGGCATCGTCAAAGGTCCGCACCTCGGTACCGATGCTTTTCAGGTGCCGCTCTTGATCGGCGGAAAGCGTATATGGCGACGGGACCAAGAGCAGCTGCGGCTGTGCGATCTGCGTTAGAGGATCGAGCGCCGACAGGCCCTTGCTGGGTTGGCTCCCGCCCTGGAATAGGCCGAGCACAGACACGCTTCGACCAGCGACGACATCTCGGGTGCCGATATGGAACAGGCCATCGGACCATTTTTTGAAGCCCTCAGGATTCAGAGCGAGGGCACTGGCTACCATGCCCGAAAACCTCTGCAGATCGAGCTTTTGAACCAGAATGTCTTGGGTTGTCAGGTCCAGACGATCACATGTGGCTGGATTGTCTTGGCACTCGGCCACAAGGCGCCCGTCGGATAGAGTAATGACCTTCCGCGGGCAGTTCTCACCTGCGCCGGAAGGGCAAGCAACCGAAGTTGCCGTTCGACCGGTATTCGCCAGAAGCGGCGCGATGACCTGCCATTCAGACGGGTGCCCACCGCGCCAATCGATGGCCGGAAGGATGGCAGTGGCCAGCAGGTCCAGCGTTTCCCAGAAGTTGGTGAGTTTTCTCACGATGTCATGACATCTCAGGCCGTAGTGAAGCCACGGGCAGCCAGCCACTGCTCAACGAGGTCACTGTCGTCGTCACGATCGTAGCGCGCGATGTTCGGCAGACGGATCATCACGGACCTGTCCTTCGACGAGTTGGAGAACCGAACCTTGAAGGTGGCGCTGGTGATCTTGCCACCGCGCAGCCTGTCCTGCCAACGGTCACCGAAAGCGGCGAAAAGATCGTCGGCCTTGCGGATCTCGCGTTCACCAAAGGTCCCCCAGTACTTCTGCACCTCGATCAGTGCGACATGGTCCATCCCCTCGATGTCACCACACGCAAGAGCTTCAACCCCGACGTTGATCAAGGGATCGAAGCTGAATTTCGGCTCCTTGCTGAATTCGTCCGGGTTGTTGAAGAGGATGAGGCTAAGCGTGCCGAGGTAGAGATCCGTTTCACCCTTGGTCGTGGTGTGAACGCCAAGTTCTCCGGTATCCTCATCGTAGACCAGCACGTCATGTTGCTGTGGCCGATAGAGCTCGGTCGCGGTTTCACCGCTATCCTGGTGCTTGCCTTCGCGCCGCATGGGCAGGCCATGCCTGACCAGCATCCATACACGCCGGTCCCGCCTGAAAACCAGAAAGCGGGTGCCGCGTCCTTTCCGCTTCTTCCCGAACCAGTCGTCGAAAGCAGCCTGGATCTTGAGCGTCTGTTCTTCAGACACCTCGGGGAACGGCTGGGGCTCGGGCGCCCGAGACCGGAAATACTCGAAGCGCTTCTGATTGAAGACAACGGTCCGAGAGTGAGAGTCCCTGAGCAGGTCGGGCCGCACAAGCCAGATGCGAACCGCAATATCTGCCGGGGTCGCATCGTCTCCAAGCACGAGATCGAGGCCAATAGGAGCTGCAATCTCGAGCAGATCTTCGGCCCGGAGATCGCTGGCCGTTTCGTGGATGAAGTACAACGCATCGACCAGTTCGGTCGGCGTGTCATCGTTAGGCGTCATCAGCACACCGCTGAGACGCTCAAACGGGAAATCCCCCTCGTTGCCAGCCAGTACGACACCCCGGGCGGCGAGATAATTGGACCACGGATTAAACAGCGCCACAAGGTTGGCGACCGAGATGTTCTTGAGCCGATCGGCTTTGGTAAAGAGACGAGGATTGAATGTCGGCATACAGGCTCCAGGCAACTTAGGGGTGCGGCGTCGCTACCCAGCCTATCGCCCATAATGGACTTGCCAAGAGGGTAAGTTCCTTTTCTGTTCTCCCGACAGTCCGGCGACCACGCCGGTAAGTGACAGGACCATCTGGAGTCCTGTCAAATGCCCCACTTTTCCGAGCTTTTCAGCAAGCTGCGGGCCCGCACCAGGGTCGCAGGCTACCGTCTCGCAATCCACATAAATCGATCCACAGACCCGACCATCATCGTTGTCGGGACCGTTGCGGCTGCGAATCATCTTCCGGCCCTGACGCTGGTCGTCCTGACCGGAGTGGTTGGCCATGGATAACACCGGTGAACGCGAACGTGCGGCGCTGGTCGCCGCCCTCAAATCCATGGCCGGTGTCCTTGGCCAGATCGGCTGGAACCGGCGCTTCAACGAACTCACCGACCAGCAGGCAGCAGCAATCGCGGAGGCTGCTGTTGCCGGTTTCCAGCGGTCGATGTGGGAAAGCGCGCCCGAGGTGCCGTTCTGATGCACGGCCCGCTCGACTTCAATCACCGGGAAAAGCCGGCCGCGTTCGTGGATCTGGTGAATGCCCGGATCGACGATGCGCTCACCAAGGCAAACGGCGAGCGCGAACCCCGCTCCTATCTGGGCGGTAGTCGCCTTGGCGAAAGCTGCTCCCGCAAGCTGCAGTATGAGTTCCTGAAGGCCCCGCGCGACCCCGGAGAAGAGTTCTCCGGCAAGACGCTGCGCATTTTCGCGGTGGGCCATATCTTCGAGGACCTTGCCGTCGACTGGCTGATCAAGGCCGGATACGACCTGCGCACCCGCAATCGCGACGGTGACCAGTTCGGCTTCTCCGTCGCCAACGGCCGTGTGCGCGGGCACATTGACGGCGTCATTGTGGCTGCGCCCGACGGGCTCGCAGTTCCGGCGCTGTGGGAGTGCAAGTCCGCGAACGCCAAGAACTGGCGGGATATCGTCAAGCGCGGTGTGGCGGCTTCGAAGCCTGTCTATGCGGCGCAGATCGCGCTCTATCAGGCCTATCTCGGCCTTACCGAACATCCGGCCGTTTTCACCGCCATCAACAAGGATACCTGCGAACTCTGGCATGAACTCGTCCCGTTCAACGGGGCGCTGGCGCAGGCCTGTAGCGACAAGGCCGTGCGGATCCTGCAGGCCTGCGATGCCGACGAATGGCTGCCTCGCGTCGCGTCTGATCCCGACCATTTCGAATGCGCGTGGTGCCCCTGGAAACAGAGGTGCTGGGCATGATGGCTTCCGAAGCAGGTGCGCAGGCCGCGCCCGTCCTTCCCGACAGTGCCATGATCGCAACGTTCGCCGAGACAGTCTTCGGCTATTGCGAGCATCTGGTTCCGGTCCGCGCGCTGGCTGAGAAAGGCGGCGTCGACCAGATCCCGCACACGCCGTTCATGGAGAACGACGCGGACTTCGCGGCCAAGCTCGCGGTTCAGGCTGGATGGGCTGCCGACAATGGCATGGCACTTTTCGTGGTGCCCGGAACCGTTGCCATCGCCGGTGAGGCCAAGGCTGACCAGATCCTGCAGACGCAGGTGGTTCTGGTAGATCTCGATCACGGGGACATCGGAGCCAAGCGCGGCCACCTGATTGCGCATCTTGGCGAGCCCACGCTGGAAGTAGCGTCAGGCGGCGTAACCGCTGAAGGTCAGCGCAAGTTGCACCTTTACTGGCGACTGTCCGAACCCGCAGATGGTGAGGACATCACGACCGTTTGCCGCGCAAGGTATATGATCGCCTGCAAGGTCGGCGGCGATACGTCCTTCCGCTCGGCGCACCAGCCGATCCGCGTTGCCGGCTCCGTTCATGCGAAGTCCGGGCAGAGGCGGCTGGTGGAAATCCTCCACCACCGTCAAAAGGATCATGACCTCGGCGATCTGGTCGAGGCGGTGATGGCCATGCCGCCCCTCGAGGGTGAGGCCGCCAATGACCTCGACTTCAATAACGCCGGTCTGGAGCACGGCGCGGTCACCGAATTGTTCGGCAAGGTCGTCCGAGAAGGCGGCGTCGACGGCACGACGCGCTTCGAGGCCCTGACCCGGATCATCGGTTACTGGATCCGTCGGTGCCGCGAAGGCCATGTCACAGCCCAGCAAGCGTGGCAGGAGATCGTCGACTACAACAATGCCCGCATTGATCCGCCATGGGAGGAGGCCCGGCTTCGTTCTGAGGCCGAGAAGATCTGGAAACTCGATGCAGCACGCTACGGCGAGGACTATCTCGACGCGGCGGCGACTGGAGGTCCGCCCGCGGGCGGCGGCCAGAGTGGCGGCAGTTCAGCGCCTGTCCAACTGACCGAAGACGCCCTGGCCGAAGCGTTCACCGACCAGCATTCCGAGGACTGGCGCTATGTCGCAGCTTGGGGCCAATGGCTCACCTGGACGGGTGCAGTCTGGCGCAAGGAAGAGACGCTTCAGGCCTATGACCTGTCGCGCCAGATCTGCCGGACAGCGGCGCGCAAAGCCGCAAGCGCAAAGCTCAAGGCGAAGCTGTCGTCGGCCTCTACAATCGCGGCGGTCGAACGGATCGCCCGGGCGGACCGCCGCCACGCGGAAACCACCGAGGTTTGGGACCGCAACCCGTGGCTGCTGAATACGCCCGGTGGGATTGTGGATCTGCAGTCAGCTGCTGTCGGAGCCCACGATCGCCCGGCCTACATGACGAAGATCACAGCGGCTTCGCCAGAAGGGGATTGTCCCACCTGGCTCGAGTTTCTGGACACGGTCACCGGCGGCGATGTCGAGCTCCAGCGCTACCTCCAGCGGATGGCGGGATACTGCCTGACCGGGGTCACGACCGAGCACGCGCTGTTCTTCCTCTACGGCACCGGCGCGAACGGCAAGTCGGTGTTCGCCAATACGCTGACCGCCATCATCGGCGACTACGCGACGGTGGCAGCCATGGACATGTTCATGGCGAGCCATGGCGACCGCCACCCGACCGATATGGCAGGCCTGCGCGGGGCTCGCGTCGTATCCGCGATCGAGACCGAACAAGGCAGCCGCTGGGCCGAGAGCAAGCTCAAGGCGCTGACCGGTGGCGACAAGATCACCGCCCGGTTCATGCGTCAGGACTTCTTCGAGTTCATGCCCCAGTTCAAGCTGCTGGTGGTCGGCAACCACAAACCCTCGATCCGCAATGTCGACGAGGCGATGCGTCGCCGTCTGCACATGATCCCGTTCACGGTCACCATCCCGGCCCACAAGCGCGACAAGCGTCTGCCGGATCGGCTGCTGGCGGAACGCGACGGCATTCTCGCCTGGGCGCTGCAGGGCTGTCTGGAATGGCAGCGGACAGGTCTGAAGCCGCCGGCGTCTGTCCTCGCTGCCACCGAGGAATACTTCGAGGCCGAGGATGCTCTGGGGCGGTGGCTCGAGGAGCGCTGCGACCAAGCTCCGCATCTGCAGGACACCTCCCAGCGGCTCTACGCTGACTGGAAGAGCTGGGCGGATGCGAACGGCGAATTCGCCGGCTCGAACAAGCGGTTCTCAGAGACCCTCGCCAACCGCGGATTTCAGCGCGCCAACAGCAACAAAGCCCGGGGATTCCGGGGTCTCGCCCTGCGTCAGGCCCAGCCCCAGACCAGCCCGATGGAGTTTTGAAAAATGTCAGCAAAATCAACGTCAGTGACGGATGTGACGGATCGTCCCCTTATAGGCGTTACACGCGCACACGCGCGCGCCTCTGGAAATAATAATGGGGAACCCGTCACATCCGTCACTATCCGTCACGGCGCTGTCCTTGCCCTCGACCTTGGCACCAGTGCCGGCTGGGCGCTCCAGTCGCCCGACGGACACATCACCACCGGCACGGTCTCGCTGAAGCACACCCGCTACGACGGTGGCGGCATGCGCTACCTTCGATTCCGTCGTTGGCTCGAGCAGCTGGATCTGGATACCGGTCCGATCGAGGCGGTCTACTTCGAGGAAGTCCGTCGCCACGCCGGCACCGACGCCGCCCATGTTTATGGTGGTCTGCTGGGTATGTTGACCGCGTGGTGCGAGGAAACACTGGTTGCCTATCAGGGTGTGCCGGTCGGCACGATCAAGCGGTTCATCACCGGCAAGGGCAATGCCGACAAGGCGGCTGTCATCGCGACCGTCCAGGCACAGGGCTTTGCCCCGGCCGACGACAACGAGGCTGATGCCATCGCGATCCTGCTCTGGGCCATCGAGACCTGTGGAGGTGTCCGGTGAGCGCGGCTGGATTCCTGAAGCGCGTGGCGCAAGTGCTAGAGGATCGCAGTGCGGCCTACGGCGATCCCAAGACCCAGATGGAGGCCGTCGCCCGTCGCTGGTCGATCACCCTCGGTACGCCTGTCACCGCCCAGCAGGTGGCGCTGTGCATGATCGACCTGAAGCTGGCGCGGCTCACCCATGATCCCAACTATGCCGACGGCCCGGTCGATGTGATCGGCTATGCGGCGCTCATCCCGGAGATCACCCGTGGCTCGCGGCCGTAAGCGCAAGGCGGGCCGCCGCCATCCCTGCGGCAAGCTGGTGCAGCCGGGCAAAGCCGAGACCATGCGGGAAGTCACGGCGACCGTGCTGGATGCCCGCCAGCGTCAGTACGGCGTCACCGCAAGGCAGGCCAAGGACGAGCGTCTGGGCTCGGCAATCGGCCGGCTGGCATTCGCCGGCAAGATCACGGCAGAGGAACTGGCAGCTGCGGAGCTCTATGGTGACCTCATGGCTCGCAACCGGGCGGTCATGGGACTGCCGCCGATCCACCCGCATTCCGCTACCGGCTTGCTTCTCGATGAAGGGATCTTCGGCCGCAGTCTCACGGAGTACGATCCGGACTACGTCGAGAAGATCCGCAAGCGGGTAGCAGCGGCCATCCTGATGCTGCGGACTGCTGACCACGATGCCATCGCAGCGACCGGTCGGCGACCGAGCATGCTTGTCCATGCGGTGGTCTGCTACGAGGTGGATGCCGCAAGCTGGGGAGACGCGGACCTGCGCAATCTGGCGCACGGGCTCGAAGCACTGGTCACTCTGTTCGGTATCAATAGGGACAGTTCGCTACCAGTATCGTCCGCCTAGCGGTTGATATAACAAACTGTAATTCAATGATAAAAATGCCATTGAGCATTGACGGGAGCATTGTTCTCCTGTAGATGTTTCCGAAATGTAGTGATGCGAGTTGCGCCCGGGGCTTACCAGCTTCCGGGCGTTTCTCGTTGCAGGCGTTGTGCGATGGCTGAACGACTTCGGGGACGCCAGGCAGTTGCGCAGCGCCTGCGTCGATTAAAGGCGGAACCCCTCTGTCGTGATTGCGCCTCCGCCGGGATTGTCCGCGAGGCGACCGTACCTGATCACATTGTGCCGCTGGCCCGTGGCGGGTCGGACGAGGACAGCAACATCCGCTGCCTCTGCGCCGAGTGCCACGCCAAGCGGACTGCGCAGCAATTCGGCCAGCGCAGGACGGTCGCCGTGAGCCCCAACGGGTGGCCGATCGGGTGACCAGGCAGGGGGCGCTCCGAAAGTCTGGGCCCTCCGCGGGGGAAACCGCGCTTGGGCCAAAATTCACGCAACCGCGAGTTAGCGACCGGGGGGCAGAAAGTGGAAAGTTGCAGATTTCCGTCGAATTGACTGGATAGTCGACGCGATAAGAGCGGTAGTCGCTTCACGGAAACGGAGCGATGCAGATGACCAACTCGACCTTGCCAACCGTCAACGAAGCCTGGGGCTTCTATGGCACCAGCGGCGCCTTCACGGATGCAGATACTGCCTGGACGATTGCCTTCCCGGCGGTACTGACCGCGACCGAAGGCACGGCTGAAGGGGTTCGGGATTTTCTCTACAGTCGCCACGGTCGCCACTTCGCAGATGATGTCTACAACGGCATCCACGCGGGACTTGATCTAACCGCAGCCATCGAAGCGGCGATCACCCGCTGGATGGGATGGACCATCAACCGGGAAACGTCGCGCGAGATCGCGATGCCCAAGGGTCTGCCCTACCTTAAGGGTTTCGTCCTCTACTTCAGCCTTCAGGCGCAGGCTGCATGAGCACGGGCATCACCAGTACCATCCGCCTTCCGATTCGCACGCTGCCCGAGAACTTCGACCGCAGCCGGATCGTCGCGGTGATCGAGACTATCGAACAAGAGCTTTACGAGGGCGGCGTCTACGCCAGCGCGACCGCCGACAGCTTCACCATCGAGATCACAGTCAGGACTGACCAGTTGCTCGACACAGCCAAGGTGCTGACCGAGCTCGAACTGATCTGAGCCCGGATAGGGGTGTCAGTCTTCTTCGCTGTCCTGAAGCCACGACGGAATATCCCGTTGGGCATGCAGAATGCGCCAGACATCGACGTGGTCTTCACGTGCTATGAAAAACACGAGGTAGGGATAGCGTTTCAGTTTCTGGCTGCGCAGACCCGGTAGATTGAGTTCTTGCCCCCATCGCGGCGTACTGCTGGAGGGGTTTGCACCAATCTGCGCGTAGGTGGCCTCAAGCGCGTCGATGAAGCCGAATGCGACATCGCGACCGGCTTCGGCGAGATAATGATCGATTGCCTGCTCAGCATCCAGCCTCGCCAGTTCGCGAGGGATCACGGGAAGCGACTTCACGAAGCAGCGTGCTGGCTAACCCTGGCGCGAAGCCCGGCAAAATAGGTCTCATCGGCAGGTGCCGTCGGAGCTGATGCCGCGCCGTCCAGCAGGAGGCCGCGCAGTTTCTGGATGTCCTGATCCTTGCGGATCAGTTCACGGACATATTCGCTACTGGTGCCGTAGCCCCGGGTGCTGACCTGCTGGTCGACGAACGACTTCAGCGTGTCCGGCAAAGAGATGTTCATTGTGCTCATGAGGGCGCGAATACCACTTTTGGCAAAAATTGGCAAGATCGCCACTCTGGCTGATCTGCCGGGATCTCATCGGAATTTTCATGACCCAAAACTGGCCGGCCCAGAGCAGCGAGCTCTGGCCGATAGAGAAGATCACGCCCTATGCGCGCAACTCCCGCACGCACTCGGACGAACAGGTCGCGCAGATTGCCTCCTCAATCCGCGAGTGGGGCTGGACCAACCCGATCCTCGTCGATGAGGACGGTGGCCTGATAGCTGGCCATGGCCGGTTGCTGGCAGCCCGCAAGCTGGGCGTGACCCAAATCCCGACCATGGTCGCCAAGGGCTGGAGCGAAGCCCAGAAAAAGGCCTACGTCATTGCCGACAACAAGCTGGCTCTGAACGCCGGCTGGGACCTCGAACTGCTCGCCGTTGAACTCGGCGATCTACAGGGCTTCGACTTCGACCTGATGCTGACCGGCTTCTCGGACGACGAGCTCGGCAAGCTGCTGGCCGAGAAGACCGACGGCCTGACCGATCCCGACGAAATCCCCGAAGCGCCCATCGACCCCATCGCCAAACCCGGCGACGTCTGGCTGCTCGGCAAGCATCGGCTGGTCTGCGGCGACTGCACCGATGCCGACACGGTGGCTAAGGCCCTGAACGGCGTTTCGCCCCACCTGATGGTCACTGATCCACCTTACGGCGTGGAGTATGATCCCGCCTGGCGTGAGAAGGCCGGCGTTGCCGCTTCAGGCACTGCCAAGGGCAAGGTTCTGAACGACGACAAGGCCGACTGGCGCGAGGCGTGGGCACTGTTCCCGGGCGATGTAGCCTACGTCTGGCACGCTGGTCTTTATGCCGGTGTAGTCGGCGACAGCCTCGCGGCCTGCGACCTAATGCTCCGCTCCCAGATCATCTGGGACAAAGGCCAGCTCGTCCTCTCGCGCGGCGATTATCACTGGGAGCATGAGCCCTGCTGGTATGCAGTGAAGAAGGGCGCGAAGGGCCATTGGGCTGGCGACCGCAAGCAGACCACAGTCTGGCATATCGCCAAGCCCAAGAAGAACGAGACGGGTCACGGCACCCAAAAGCCGGTCGAGTGCATGAAGCGTCCGATCGAGAATAATTCCAGCCCCGGCCAAGCTGTCTACGAGCCATTCTCGGGCTCGGGCACCACAATCATCGCCGGCGAAATGACGGGCCGATCAATTCACGCGATCGAGCTAAACCCGGCTTACGTCGATGTTGCCATCAAGCGCTGGCAAGATTTTACCGGAATGGCTGCCACCCTTGAGGGTGACGGCCGGACTTTCAATGAAATAGCCGAGATCGTCAGCAGCGATGACCCCGCCAGTACCGATCCCATCGCAGAGCCCAACCACCTCTGACCATTGCGCAAGAGATATCGCCAGATTTTGGCGACACGCACCAAGCTGCGGTTCGGGAACCACCGGCGCCTCCTTCAGAGCGGCACTCCATTGCCGGACCGCTTACAAGAATATGCCCTTCACGCGACACCCCAACCGGGCGGCCGATCAGCCTGACCAGCGCATCTCGAGCTTCTTCCGCTGAGGCACGTGGGCATGGCTGATTGGATCTGCAGCTACCGTCGCTTTCACGCGCAGCGATGCCGGACAGGCGAATACGCGGACCTTCGGCGCACCAGACCGGCCCATCGCCGTCCCAGACCCGTGTCGGCGTGCAAGTAAACGTCGTGCCTTGCGGTGCAATCACTGCGGCAGCGGTCATGATCAGAAATTCAAATATTATCGTGTCCTCGGGTTTTGGAGGCTTTGTACCGGTCAGGCGCGAGACATAGAGGAAGGCGCTCGGCCATGAAACCCGGAACCAAACCCAAGCCGACCCACCTGAAGCTGGTCACGGGCAATCCCGGCAAGCGGGCGCTGAACCGCAAGGAGGCCAAGGCCAAAGCGGCCATTCCCGCACCGCCGCATCACCTGACCGCAGATGCGGTCGAGGAATGGAACCGGGTTGCAACCGAGCTCTATAATCTCGGGATCCTCTCCGAGATCGATCGGGCGGCCCTTGCGGCTTACGCCATGGCTTATGGCCGATGGGTCCAGGCAGAACGCGCGATCGCGAAGATGGCCGAAAAGGACCAACTGACCGGCGGCCTCATGATCAAGACATCGAACGGCAACGCGATCCAGAACCCGCTGGTGGGCACCGCCAACAAGGCGGCGGCGGACATGATGCGCTACGCCGCAGAATTCGGGATGACGCCGAGTGCCAGGAGCAGGATCGCGGCCCAGCCGCCCGAAGAAGGTGCGGACCCCGCCGACCGCTTCTTCGCCTGACCGGACGCTGGCCTATGCCAAGGCGGTGGCCGCAGGCGATATCGTCGCCGGGCCGCACGTGCGCAATGCCTGTAAACGGCACATTGCGGATCTGAAGCGCAAGGACGGCATCTGGTTCGACCACGATGCGGCCAATCACGCCTTCGCCTTTTTCGAGGAGGTACTAAAGCTCTCCGAGGGCCAGTTCGAAGGAGAACCCTTCCGGCTCGAGCCCAGCCAGGCGTTCATCGTGGGCTCGTTGTTCGGCTGGAAACGCAAGGATGGTCGCCGCCGGTTCCGCCGCGCCTACATCGAGCAAGGCAAGGGCAACGGGAAGTCGCCGGTTGCAGGCGGCATCGGCATCTACGGGATGACCGCCTGCCAGGAAGCTGGCGCCCAGATCTATGCGGCCGCGGCCAAGAAGGAGCAGGCCAACATTCTGTTCCGCGACGCGGTGCGGATGGTCCGGCAATCGCCAGCTCTGGCACGGCGGCTGGAGTTTTCGGGAGGACCGGGCCGCGAGTTCAACATCGCGCATCTGGCCAGCGGGAGTTTTTTTCGCCCAGTGTCGCGCGATACCGGCAAGACCGGCTCGGGCCCTCGACCATACTTTGTGCTGGCGGACGAGGTTCACGAGCTTCCCGACCGCTCGATCATCGAGATGCTGGAGCGCGGCTTCAAATTCCGCCGCGATCCGCTGCTGTTCATGATCACCAACTCGGGCTCGGACCGCAATTCGGTCGCATGGGAGGAACACGAACACGCCATCCGGGTCGCGGCTGGCAATCCTGACGCAGTGACTGACCCGACCTTTCTGGGTCAGGTCATTGACGACACGACGTTCAGCTACGTCTGCGCACTCGACGAGGGCGACGACCCGCTTACCGACCCCAGCTGCTGGATCAAGGCGAACCCGCTGCTGGGCGTCACGATCACGGAGCAGTACCTCTCGGAAGTGGTGGCGCAGGCGAAAGCCATCCCGGGACAATTGAACGGCATCCTGCGTCTCCACTTTTGTGTGTGGACCGATGCCGAAACCGCCTGGATGGCGCGCTCAACGCTCGAGCCGCTGCTGGCCGAGTTCGAACCCAAGGCTGGGCAGTCTGTGTGGCTCGGGCTCGATCTCAGCCAGAACCGGGATTTGACCGCACTGGCGGCTGTTCAGCGCAGTGGCGAGAAGGACGGCAAACCCTGCTTTGATGCATGGGTCGAGGTCTGGACGCCGGGCGATACGCTCGCCGCGCGGGTGCTGCGCGACAAGCAGCCCTACGATCTCTGGGTCGCAGATGGATTTTTGAATGCACCCGCGGGCGAGAACATCAGCTTTCGCCATGTGGCGCAGGCCTTGGCCGAGATAGCCTCGGACTACCGGGTCGAGGCGGTCGCCTACGACCGTTACGCGTTCCGGCGCTTCGAAGAAGAAGTCGCCGAACTCGGGCTAGACCTCGCGTTTGTCGAGCACCCGCAGGGCGGCACCAAGCGGGCCAAGCCTGCGGGCGAGATGACAGAAGGCCTATGGATGCCGGGTTCGCTCCGACACCTGGAAGAACTGATCCTTGAAGGCCGCATTCGCCTGGCCCCGCAAAAGGACTGGGCGGGGAACGAGTCGGAGCGGTTGGCCCGCGTGCTGGCCGTGCTGGAACCTATCGCGGCGGAAACCGGCGCCAGCTTGGCCGATGTGATCGTGCTGGCGGGCAACGTGGGGGTCGAGCAGGCCGCAAAGGCTGCCGGGTTCGATGTGACGGTGCCGCTCGCGCCGGGTCGCGGCGATGCCACGCCCGAGCAGACCGATGCGGAATCGTTCGAGGTGCTGGAACCGCTGGCCGATGGCTATCGCAACTGGCTGAAGCAGCACTATACGGTCCAGCCGGAGGAACTGCTGCTCGACCGCACGCAGTTGATGGGCCTGACCGCGCCGGAAATGACCGTGCTGGTGGGCGGGCTGCGGGTGATCGGCACCAACCACGGCGGGACGAAGCACGGTGTGTTCACGGACCGCGAAGGGGCCCTGACCACGGACTTCTTCGTCAACCTGACCGACATGGCCAACACCTGGGTGCCAACGGGCCGCAACAGCTATGAAATCCGCGACCGCACGACCGGGGCGGTGAAGTGGACCGCCACCCGCGTCGATCTGGTGTTCGGATCAAATTCGGTCCTGCGCGCCTATTCCGAAGTCTATGCCCAGGACGATGCCAAGGCGAAGTTCGTGAATGACTTCGTCGCGGCCTGGACCAAGGTGATGAACGCCGACCGGTTCGATCTGGCCTGAACCCGAAAGGTCCGGCAGGTCGTTTGATCACGGTGCCTGCCGGGCACTGGCCCCGCCTCTGGCGCTTGCGCCGGGGGCGGGGTTTTGCGCATACGTAAAGGGACGGCAATCGATTGCAATGATGCTTAGGGGCGCATAACCTGCGACGAAAGGCTGTGGGAGAGACGTCGTGCGTTCATCGTTTTCGGGCATCGCGCTTTGTTGTCTGATGTGGGCTGGCGCTGCGACGGCCCAAACCATCCCCGCACCGCAGCAGTGGCAGGTCGCATCGCCCGGCGGCAAGCTGGTGGCGACCTTGCGGCAATCGGCGGACGGCGGCGCGGAATACGCCATCGCGATGGATGGGCGCCGGGTGATCGAATGGTCCCCGCTGGGGCTGACGCTGGCCTGGGGTGACCAATCCAGTGCCGAGGTGGTGCAACGCGCCAATTTTGCCAGCACGGTCACGTTCGGCGCGGAAACGCGGCGCAGCGTGCGCGATGCTTATGCGATGGTCACCGGCAAGCGGCGCGACAATGCCTATGCCGCCAATGCTCTCACGCTGGCGTTGACCGATGTTGAAACCGGACGGCGGCTCGATCTGGAGTTCCAGGTGGCCGACGATGGCGCGGCGTTCCGCTATGTCCTGCCGGAACGCAATGCGGTGCATCACTGGGTGGAGGCGGAAGACACCGGCTTTGCGCTGGGACTGGGGGGCACGCATTGGGGGCAGGTCTATGATGCGGCCAACGCGTGGCAACCGGCCTATGAAGCGCCTTATACCAACGGGCTGCCGATTGGCAGCTCCGCCCCGTCGCGGGAGGGGCCGGGTTGGGGCATTCCGGCGCTGTTCCGCGATGAAGGCGGCGCGTGGATCCTGCTGCACGAGGCCGGGTTGACTAGCGATTATCACGCCTCGCACTTGCAGGCGGACGCCAGCGGCGGGACGTATCGGATCGCGCCGCCGCTGGCGGAGGACGGACTGGGATTTGGCCGCAACGTGCCGGCCATGACCCTGCCGTCGGCCACGCCATGGCGGTTCATGGTGATTTCGCCCCGGCTCGGCGACATTGCGGAATCGAACCGGGTGTTCGATCTGTCACCGCCCTCGACCGTGGCGGATACCAGCTGGATCAAACCGGGCGTCGCATCGTGGAGCTGGCTAACCGATCACGACAGTTCGCAGGATCTGGCCAAGTTGAAGGCGTTTATCGGCCTGTCGGCGGAAATGGGCTGGGCCTATTCGCTGGTCGATGCGAACTGGGACCGGATCGCCCCCGATGCGCTCGAACAGCTGGTCGCAGAGGGCAACCGGCGCGGGGTGGGGCTGCTCGTCTGGTATAATTCCGGCGGACGCCACAACGCGGTGACCGAAGGGCCGCGCAACATTATGGATGACCGCACCCGCCGCCGGACTGAATTCGCACGGCTGGCACAGCTCGGCGTGAAAGGCGTGAAGATCGATTTCTTCCAGTCCGACAAGCAGGACCGCATCCAGCAATATATCGAAATTCTGGAAGACGCCGCCGAGTTTCGCCTGCTGGTGAACTTCCACGGCTGCACCATCCCGCGCGGCTGGCAGCGGACCTATCCGCACCTGATGACGATGGAAGCCGTGCGCGGGGGCGAGCATTATTCATTCGAATCGCTGCCCGACTTCGCGCAGCTGTCGACCTATCAGAACAGCGTGCTGCCATTCACGCGCAATGTCATCGGGTCGATGGACTTCACCCCGGTGCTGTTCAGCAAGCAGCGCCGCGAACACCTTACCACCAATGCGCACGAAGCCGCGTTGGGCGTCGTGTTCGAATCCGGCATCCAGCATCTGGCCGACAGCGTGGAAAGCTACCGCGCGGCGAGTGCCGACACGCGCCGCTATCTGTCGCAGCTGCCGGCGGCGTGGGACGAAACGCGGTTGCTGTCGGGCTATCCGGGCCGTGACGTGGTGATCGCGCGGCGGGCGCGCGCGCGCTGGTATGTCGCGGGGCTCAACAGCGCCGATGCGGCCAAGACAGTCCAGCTGGACTTGCGCTTTCTGGGCAAGTCCGGCGCGGCGCTGGTGCTGGAAGATGGGGCGGACCGGCTGGCGATCCAGTCGCGCCGCGCCATGATCCGCCCGGCGGTGCAGCCCGTGCGGATGGCGCCTTACGGCGGGTTCGTGATGGTAATCGAAATGGGCAACCAGGACCGGGACGACTAAGCCCCGGTCCGATTGCGGTCATCAGTCGGCGGCGTCGAGGCCGTAGGCGGTGTGCAGGACGCGCACGGCCAGTTCGGTCTCGTCCTCGTCGATCAGGACCGAGACCTTGATTTCGCTGGTGCTGATCGCCTGGATGTTGATCCCGCGATCCGCCATGGCACGGAACATGGTGCTGGCCACGCCCGCGTGGCTTTTCATGCCGACGCCGACGACGCTGATCTTGGCGACCTTGCTGTCGGTGATGATCCGGTTGTAGCCGATCGCTTCCTTCTGCGCTTCCAGCAGGGTCTGCGCGCGCAGCAGGTCGGCGGCGGGGACCGTGAAGGTGACGTCCGTCTCGCCTTTGTCGCGGCCGACGTTCTGGATGATCATGTCGACGTTGATGTTGGCAGCGGCCAGCGGGCTGAAGATCGTGGCCACGGCGCCGGGACGGTCCGGCACGCGGGTCAGGATGATCTTGGCTTCGTTCTTGTCGGCGGCAATGCCGGTGATCAGCTGGCTTTCCATGTCCAGATCCTCTTGAATTTTGGCCAGTTCCTCGTCCGAGACGATCATCGTGCCGGGGATTTCGTCTGCCGGGACGGCATCGTCGCCAATGAACGACGAGAGCACCTGCACCCGCACCTTTTCTTTCATGGCGAGCGATGATCTGCCCCCTTCTGAGTGGCCCAATTTCTATTTTAGAATTGGTCACGAAGGAGGAATGGAATGGCGAGGAAGCACAAGCCGGAAGAGATCATCGGGAAGCTGCGTGAGGCGGAGATCGTGCTAGCGCAAGGCGGCACGGTTGCAGATGCCTGCCGGCGGATCGGAGTGACCGAGCAGAGCTACTACCGCTGGCGTAAAGAATACGGTGGTCTGAAGATGGATCAGGCCCGACGGATGAAAGAGTTGGAGAAGGAGAATGCCCGGTTGCGCCGAGCGGTGTCGGACCTGACGCTCGACAAGCTGATCCTGCAGGAAGCTGCACGGGG